TCGAACGGAATCACGGGTCGGTAGTACTTCACAACATCACCTGCAGCGAAGCCGCTTGCATCAGCGACACCCGCTCCAACGGTGACCTCATTGCCAGACACGGACGAAACCGTGAACTTCTCGCGATGGAGGTCTGCTACTCGAACGACGATGACAGTGTCACCAGCCGACAGGTTCGAGGTGTCTCGGAGATTGAACTCCGTCTCAGCATTCGAAGAAGCTGCCGTCAGTTCGGTCTCAAAGTGAATTCGACCCTTCGAGTGGGTGATCAACGTCGGGTTTGCAAGCCCGATGTACGTCGCAATCTGTTCCTGAACCTGTTGGTTCGAAGCAGTTGCAAGAGGGAAGTTTGCAGCCAGCGCATCTTGGAACTTCGCATTACGCTGGAGATGCCGCATCATGAACATGGGCATCTTGATCTCTTTGACCGCGAACTCCGTGTCAACCACGTAGTCCTCAGTCCACTCTTGGAGATTATCCAGAGGCGTCGAGTTAGCGTAGTCCGTCCACTTGTCCGTACCTGTGAGCGCAGGCTCAAGGTAAGCCGCATGAGCGTAATCCACGGTGAAATCAAGGCCTTCTTCTGTCTCAGCTGTAACCGCACTGTCGAAGAGCACCTGTCGGCGCATCCACTCCAGTCGATTCATCAGTCGCTCTTCGATGACCATGAACTTGCGCTGCAGCATACGCTGAGCGGTTTCAAGTTCGGCCTTCGTTCCGATGCGACGGAGGTTTTCGAGGTCCAGTTCCATAAGCAGAACCTTCTCACGGAAGGTGGCAGCTTCGAATTCCAGATAGCCTCGACCGAACCCGCCGTGAATCGGCGTCTCGGTTCCATCGGCCACCATCGGGGTCATACCACCAGCACGAGGCTTGGCATAATCCATCTGGACTTTCAGGGTATCGTAGTTGACGAGCGGCATCAGTTGTGCCAGCTCATAGAGGTTCGGATTCCGTGGGAAATACGTCAGAACCTGATCAATCTTGTCAGGTTCCAACAGCGGGGTCCGCCCGACATTCGAGAATTTCATACTCATTTTGCTTCTCCTATTATCGACGTTCGATCCGCTGGACATCATGCCAAGCTGCGAGTTCATCCTGATCTGCAAGAGCAGGGGTTCCGTCTACCGTTCCGTCGCCACCCGAGGTGCCACCACTGATGGTCTCGTTGTCAACAGGAACGGATCCAGAATCCATTCGGAAGGTCAAGGTGCCAGTAGCACCCGCATCCGTCTGCTTGAGAAGAACAGCTGTTCCCCCACCACTGAAGGTAAGGGTCTCGCCGGCCTCAAGGTCAGCCGTCTGGGCGTCATAAGCTACTGTGTAGCTGACGTCGTCCCCTTTGAGATGGACACCGGACTTATGAAGCATTCCCGCCCAAAGGACAGCTGCTTCCTTGTCTCCTTCGTCCATGTCCCGAATCTCTTGATTGAGAACAACCAACTCTGTGGCATCTTCGGATCCATCCGAAGCCACGCGGTCGTATTCTTTGTATTTGCCACTGGCAGTCACTTTACCAAGTGCAAGGCCTCGCCGCAGATGCGTCGAAGCCTCGGAGTGACCGGTGTCGCGAGCAGACGTATCCACCAATTTGGTGATTGCCTTCAAGGCAGTCGTGCTCGCGATGAGGTCATCCTCAGTAAAGAGAGTTGCCGATCCATTCTTTGTACCAGCCATGTTTCTCTCCTTTTATCTCGTGTATCAGTTGGCGAGTTCTTTGAACCCGCGACCTTCTTCATCGATGTCAGCCCAGAGTGATTTGTCGGGCACGACACCGTAATTTTCTGCGTACGCTTGAACGTTGGCTGGAATTTCGTCATCCCCACCCTCGTCGTCTGCGCGGGATGCCGAAGGCTCTTCGGTCTTGCCCTCCGGCACGACTTCTTTGTCCTTGTTCTCTTCGAGATCCGAAGAGAAAGAGATCTTCGCCTCTTCTGGGATCGCATCCAAGACTCGATCCAGTACGCTCATGATACCGTGAGTCTCAGCGCCTTCGTCATTCGAAAACCTGTACTCGGTGTCCCGAGTCGTGGTATCCGAAGAAAGCAGGACAGCTTTGATCTGGTTAACAACTGCTGGAAAGTGGCCATCAGCCAACTTTTCTTGGCAGAAAAGCTCAACGCGGTCGCCGTATGCGGTTTCCTTCGCCTTCTGAGCTTCAACAGCCAGCGACGTGTTCTGTTTGCGAAGCTTCTCGACTTCGGCGTCTGCTTGAGCAGCCTGACGCGAAGCTTCATTGAATTTGCGATCCGATTCGGCAGCTTCTTCGAGCGTAGTTTGAAGCATGGCGACAGGACCGGCGTAGTCCGAGTATTTGTGGGATTCGGTCTTGAGAAGTTTCAGCTTCTCTTCCGCCGTGCCCAGCTTGGCAAGTTGTGCAAGCAGTTCTTCCATTTTGTCTTCTCCATCGTATTCTGAAGTTTCGTATGAGTCAGGCTCAGGCTCCACTACGGGCTGAGGCTGTGGCTCTTCTTCGGTTTTTGTTTTCGGTTTGTCGTCAACCCGATACCCATAGACTCCAAGCTCGTAGCCGAGATCGCTGTCTGAGTCACTGTTGTAGGCAATGGTATGATCTTCATCATAGTCCGAAACCTGTTCATCCATTTCTGAAAAGGAGATAGCCCCCAGCCCGGGAATGAAGGGGTTGTTTGTGAACGCTCCTCCTACCAGTGTAGGGCCGTAGTTGTAGGTCTTCGTGTCCCCTTCTGGGGTTTCCACCTTCTCACTAGAAGTGTAGTCGTTTCGGATTTCAGCACTGAAGTATCGATATACCCCCTCTTTAACAAGACGGGCACCTCTTCGGTTGAGCTGGACCTTCCCGAACATCACTCCTTTCTGGTCGGTTGTGTTGTCTGGCCCCGACACCTCAACCTGTCGGATTGAAAATGGGCTGGAACCATCTTTAGATTCTACCCAGCCAATCGCACCGCCTTTGTATCGGCGATGATCCTCATCAATCGCGATGGCCCGTGGGACCACGCTGCGATCGAAGTTGAACTTGAGCCCCGAAAGGTACTCGTCGTCGAAGTCGAGATCTCCGTAATACGGATGTTCAAATTTCCCCTCTCGTAAGAAGGGAATCTCGACCTCAACCCTAGCATCGGGAGCCATGTTGTCTGTGTCGATATCGGATAGCGATTTTTGAACGTCAGCGCTAACTTCAGCAAACGCCCAGATCCTGTCTTGATTTTGGTCGTCTTGACTCACGTTCCTTCTCCTATGTTCTCTAGGTCATCTTTGGGTGACTCTTTCTTCGGATCTCTGTCCGTGGGGTTCGCCCGATTGCGACCATTTGAATCTTCGTCTTGACGCTTCTGAACTTCAGGGTTCTCCCCATCTGTTTCAGCGGCAGCGCCAAAGAACTGATCTCTGAACGGCTTCTGTTTGATTCCAAGCTCGCGACCAATCTCCAACAGGTCGGGAAACGACGCTGGGAGTTCAGACTGCTTGCTCATCGCCAATCTCAGAGCGTTATTGTAGATGTCTTTGATGTGCTTGCGACGGCCAAGACCTGTCTTGTCGATTTTGAACTGAACATCATGAACAGCTTCGGGGCCAAAATTGAACGCAACGATCTGATCGATGACATCCGTCTTGATAACCCTCTCAATCTGTTCGACCAGATCCTCAACTACAACGATCAGGAGTTCGGACTGGGCCGTCACGTCTGAAAGGTTGCCCTGTCCGAGAGATGGAGGAACACCCATTCCTCCTGCGATACGACTAGCCAGAAGCTTCAGTACGGCAATGAATGGATTCGTGTCTGCGTTCTCAACAGTGTCGAAGGCTACGTCCCAGATGTATTCTCTAGTTTCGTCATCTCTTTCAGATGGCAAAAGGATAACGCCTTGATTGAGGAACGACTCAGCGAGCAGCTCTGCAATCTCAACATTCTCCACCTGCTCCTCGTCACTGCCGAAGTAGTTTAGATCCGAAGCGCCCAGCTGAGACGTCCCCGAAGGGTATCTCACTTTGAGCGGAGGCGACCCTGTTCGCTGGACGTGACGAAGCATCTGCTGCTTCATGATCTGGTAATAGTACCACTCATCGTAAACAGCTTTGAACCTCGAACGCCCAAAGACGCCGCTGAACTCTCTGTCAAGCGAGAACCACACCAGCTTCCGTGCCTTCACGGTAATGAGGCTCCGTGCCTGCTGCTGCGTGATTTTGCTAATCTCGTCTTTTTTATCTTTGTAGTACTTGATATCAGCGTCAGGATCGATGAACTTGATCTTGTTCAGTGAGACGATGTCCCCAGAGAACACTGTCTCAGGGTTACCATCTTCACCGTTCTTCTTCAGTTCTACCTTCTCGCGCTGCCAGACCTTCTCGCCAAAGGCGAACCCATAAGCTAACGCCGTGACCAAGTCTCTGACCAGATCGGTGTATACGCTTTGGAGTACGTGGTTAGTCACAGCCTTGATTTCGGGATCTGTTGACTCAACCGAGAATTGCAAACCAGCGACCCATCCCTTCAGCAACAGCATGTTGAACTGAATTACAGGATCGAAGGACATCCTTCGGTATGTTGAAAACGGAATCGTGTCGTTAGGCGCGATCTCGAATTCGTTTCTTTCTTTCGGAGCATTTCTCAACTTCTCGCTATTCGAAGCAATCTTCAACTTGAAGCCGGGACGAACATTCGACCCAGCGTATTGATTGATTCGACTCTTTCGAGGTTGAGAGAATGCGTATCTACCCTGCTGCTCTTCGAC